CATGGCTGCGGGGTTAGCCGCCTTTGGTCCGCCACCTTGTGGTGCGGATGTCGCTTCCTGCATTGGAAGCGGTGCCTTACCTTCTTGTGCCATCATTATCCGTTGTGCCATTATTATTCCCCTTTGGCCTGTGCTTCTTCGCGTAGTGTGTTAATTCTGCGCAACTCGTGGATAGCGCCCTGCGCCATAAACATAGTCTTTGTGTCTTCTGCTTGTTCCATGCGCTTGTACATTTCGTGTGTGCGGTATTCTACATACGCATCAAGTGCATCTACGTTGCGCTTTACATTGACCAGTGGTAGCAACTTCTTAGCGATTTCTTTTATCATTTAAGCCCTCCCATGATACTGGAAAGTTGGGCACCAATATCACCGCCACCTTCTGGTTGTGGTGGTTGTTCGCCGGCAGCACTAAAGCCTTGTTCGCCTGGAACAGCTGCCCCACCAATACCGATGTTACCGCCACCGCCACCAGACATATCCATAGGATTAAGCCCCTGAGCACCCTCTTCTGGGCCTGAGCCTCCAGCCGCTCTAATAATTTCTGCTTGGCGGAAGGCTTCTCTCTCATCGTTGATTAGCTTCTCCGCATCTAAGTCCATAGCCTGTGCCAATTCCCGTAGCACAACAGGGAACTTAACAAATGATGCAACGTTAGGATTACCGGCAATCTGCAATAGCTGTAGAAGGCGCTGACTTCGTACTTCGTTTTTCATTAGGCTTTCTGTGCCACGTGCTTTAACTTCAAGGTCACCACGAGCAGACGGGTCAAAGTCGAACTGCATATTAAAGGCATAGAACGCTTCGCCCAGTGGCTGTAATAGGTAGTCGTCAATATTCTTTACAACACCCTTAACACTAATTTGGGCCGCGCCCATCAGCATAGAAATACCTGCCGCTGTTCGACCTGTACCCTGCACACCCGTTTGTCCATGAGAATAAGATGGGATGCCAGTGGCATCATCCGCAAGCTGTCGTGCTTTATCAAACATCATCATGTTTTCTGATGATACGTTGGGGTATTTAGTACCAAATAGGGCTTGACCAGGTGCGCCACCTTGACGACGGAACACTTTGCCTGGATACAGCTCCAAGTCTTGTCCCGGAACAAGATTAGTTTCGTCAATCTCAAAAATAAGATTACCAGACAGCACAGCGTTATCGACGGCCATACGCATGAAGCCGTTCATAAGCTGTTGGGTGTCTGTCATGTTTTCAGCAAGACCAACACCAAAGAATGAGTACGGGTTCAGTTCATACGGCGCAGCAAAGTATGGGATGCGCTTTGGTGTAAATGGATTGATAACCAATCGTAGAAGCTGGTCATGACATACCCAGCAGTTTACTTGCAGAGTATCCAAATCATCTAATTCATTCGGAATTTCAAGTCCTGCTTCTTCTGCAGAATCTTTATCAATGTTGCCCCAAAACTCAAGAATTTCAAAACGGTCGACATCGTAAGTATTACGATAATCTTCTAGGTCTGTTTCCCACCACTTACGCACATAGTTTGTGCCCATGCCAATGGCGTTATCAATAGCATCATGTCGAAAATATGGACGCTTCTTTAGATTACGCAACTCAGAATGGCTGAGACGATGGCGTTGAATAACGTATTCGCACTCGTCCATGTTCTTAGCATCCGAATCGGGATACATGTTCCAAATAGATACATTTTCTACTTTCGGAACCGTTTTAATAATGGGGTTGTAATTACCCTCTTCATCCCAGTTTGGATATTCTTTATCAAACGCAAACGGCCCTTTTAGAATGCCGGTGCCAAATAGAGCCATTTCAAAAGCGGTATGGCGCAAATGTTTGGATGCACTAGACTCTTCCAGTTGGTCTAGGATTTTCTTTTCCATGCGTGTAGCGGCATCTTCAGCAGGGTGATACGTTTGTGAAGATGCTGTTTTACCGTAACCAGGCCGAATATCTGATTCTATTTCACCCAGCGCATCTGTGTGAACGCCAAGATTTAAATCATCCAGCATTTGATTCGTAGCACCAAGTGGCAATTCTGCACCGTCACCCGCAAAACCGTACTTATCCTGCAGTTTTTCCATAGCGTTGGTATTATCTTTGGGGTCAAAGTGCACGGCTTCATCAACACCCTCGGGAACACGGGTGGAGTCTACACCTAGTGGAAACCTTTGTCCTGCAAATAAAACATCAATAATCTGTCCATACGCCGCAAGAACTTTTGTTTTAGTAATTTTTATAAAAACTTTTGATTTTTCAGTTGATGTAAATTGTGTATCAGCATTATACAGTCCTCGGTATTGCCGATAGGAATCGAGCCAACGCTCTTCTTCTTCTTGTCGGCTGGACTCGACATGCTCAAACTTTGTGCGTACGTACTCCGCTAACTGTTCAGAACCCGATTTAGGTTCAAATACAAATGCTTCAATATGTTCTTCTTCAGCCATCTTTAATATCCAAAAGTTGTATCAGCGGGGCGCCATTTATGTGTAGGTATTCCACTAGGGAAATCAAAAATAGAACGCGACTGAGGGCGTGTCATGATACCGTATCTAAGGGCGTCATATAGGTGGTCTTCTGCTTTAGTATTTACATCCTCTGGATTTGTTTTATCCATCGGAAGGGTCGGCAATTGGGCAATCAAGTTAGTGCAGTTACTCATTATTTCTATTCCTGAACGCCCAGTATCTTCATCAATCTGTAACCGTCTGTGCAATTCGTTCTTACCAGCTACGCGGCTACCCCTGCTTCTATCTGATGGACGCCACCTGCATCCTTCAACAATCATCTGTTCAGCAAGAGAGGGGCCGGTATCTCCGCGCTTATGCCACAAAGAGGAGTCGAGCACTCCATAGTGTATTGCCTCTCCTTCTTCTGCGGCTAGCACCATGTGTGCTAATTCTTTAGCGGGAACCTTACTTACGTACAGCTCCCGATAGACAAGAAGTGTTTCGTCTGATGGGTCTACAGCAAACCACAGAACACCGGAAGCAGAGGAGTAACCGTAGTCGCAAGCCCTAAACTTGCGCCATGAATTTGGAATCGCATAAGGCTCAATAACATGGTATCTCCTATCAAATTCAGAAAAGGCCGCACCTTCAGCAATGTCCCAAGAACCTTCTAATAATTGCTTACGTTGTACCTCGGGCAGTGAGAGCAGCATTGCCTCATAGTCACCTGCGTTGTAAAGGTACGGGTTATCAAGCAATTTAGCTGGCACAAAGCGGCGTTTAAATAACGGAGTACCTGCTTTACTGTGCCGACTTGGGTAGATGAGGGTTTCGCCTGTAGTGATGTCTGTTGCCCAGAAAGGCTTCCCCGGTGTGGACGGGTCAATGAACATCTTCTTGACCCATGCATGTCCGGGGCCACCTGGGTTCGTTGTTGCCCGCATAAAGACTGGTAGCGACGGGTCTGCTGTTCTAAGGCGCGAACGTAAATAATCCCAAGCATAAGGTGTCGAATACTGTGTTAATTCATCTATACCAATATATGTAAATGCTTGACCCTGATAACGCAAAACGTCTTTGTCTTGCTCAAGGTATGTCATCCATATTCTGGCACCGGAGGGAAAAGTCCACTGACTCTTCTTCTCCATCCATTTAGCGCCTGGATAAGCGTTAGGGTACATTTCCTGACTTTTATGTATCAGTTCGCGCAGTTCATCGTTTGTACGACGCAAAATCAGCGCGTTAAAATTTTTATTGTTACAGTAACGGAGCGGGTCAATAATAAGCGCGTATGATTTTCCGCCACCGGCTGCACCGCCATATAATACTTCGCGTTCTGAGGAAGCTAGAAATTCCGTCTGTGGGCCAGGATTCGGCTCAAATAGAATCTTATCAGGCTCTTCTTCTTGCGGCGAATAGCTGGAGCCAACAAACTCCATCTCAGGCTCTTGGTTTTCTTGCTCCTCTAGTTTCTTAAGCTTCTTCTGCGCCATGTTCATCTGTACACGTGCAGACCGTTTTTGCCGAGCTAGTTTAGCCTTTTCTTTTTCTTCTTTAGTTTTCGGTGCTGATGTTGCCTTGGTCTTGGGCCTTGGCGGCACGGCGTTTTTGTTCAACATGTTTCCGTCTGTCAGATTTGTCAGTCTTTATACGTTTCCACAATCCCATAGGCGTTATACGGCGCCCTGTGTACTCCGTGAGCCATCTAGCAACTTCGGGGTAGGAAGATACCTTTAGGTACTCTACACCCTGCTGTAGGGCTTCTAACTGCTCTTCTATGGGTTCGAAAAGCTGTGGGTCGTGTTCTGCTCTCTTGTACCCCCACGGTACAGTTGGCCCTTTGGCCCTGTCGTATCGGTCAGTCGGATTCAGTTTCTGTGCTATCGTCATCATTCTTTGCAGGTAAAATAAACACACCTATTGGCTTTTCAGAGGATACGTTTAGTTTCTCAACTTTGGACAATCCAACTCTATCTAATATCTGTTGAGAAGCGGCTAATCTTTCTCTATTGCCAATAGCTGTAGGGTCGTCTATAACGCCCACCATAGAAAGGACAGCTTTGGGTGCATTAGCGGCCATTTCCATCTCAGAGCGTTCAATAATCTCTGAACGCAAGGATTGGATTATAGCATACGGATTTGTATTTGTCGAGTACCCAGCAACACGCATAGCCTTAGAGTAATTGCCTTTTGCTTCGCCAAACAGCGCATCCAAAAAATTAGATTGTAATTCTGTAAGTTGTTTAGGCACGAGCGTTTCTCTTTCTTCCTGATTTGGTACGTGCAAAAGAGCGGTTGGCACTACGGGCTTTTACAGATAGCTTCTTGTTATTCATAGGGTTTCCCGTAGTGTGGTGCACATCCCTGCCGTCACCCTTGGTGACTTTACCCTTCCTAGCCATAATGGCTCTTGCAGCATTACGCGAAGCACGACGTTTAATCTGTTTCGGTTTGCTGTGATAATTAGCATATTCCTTTTTATAATTACGTTTACGTGTCATGCTTTTGACTTTTTCCGTTTGGCCTTCTGTTTTCGTCCAGAGGGTGAAACTGACCACCGAATAGAGGTAGGCTTTCCTCCGGTGTTTCCTGCTTTTCGTTTCTTACGGACGGCTGAAGCCTTCTGTCCTTTGGACATCCTGTCAGCAACCGCCTTCGGGCGACACGCTGGATATTTTCTCTTTGATTTGCTAGTCGATTTACGCCCACACTTTTTCCCCGTAGAAACATCGCGCCAATCTTCTTTGAACCATTTACGTAATCCTCCCTGATATGCCATTACTTTCTTGACTTCTCTATAGCTTTAAATGTATCGCGTAAGCTTGGGGGTTTTTCATTCTGTGGGTCATACTTACACTGTATTTCTTTTGGAAAGTATTCGCTAGTATCTAGCCAAACACTATCCACCGTATTGTTAGGACCATGATATATACATAACCTCTCTTTATCTATAGTCTG